AGCACGAAGGCACCCACGCCAGGGACGAAGTAGGGCGACGCGAACAGGTAGGGCAAGGCGCCGATGGCACCGCCGACGACGAAGGCGCCGCCGGCCCGGAGATACTGACCGAGGATGGCGAGACCAAGCGCGGCGAGGAAACAGGCACCAGCAGCGACCGTGAAGGCGTTGCGGATGCCCTCGGTCTTGACGCGTTCCACCTCGGCGGTGAGTTCGACGACCTTCTTGTTGGCGGCGTCCAGCGCGGCCTTGTTCTTGGCGGCGTCCTGCTCGGCCTTCGCCCAGTTCGCGTCGATGACGGCGAGGAGCTTCGCCCCGGCATCCATCGCCCTCTTGTACTCGGCGGGGTCGTTGCGGGATACGCGGTTGGCGATGTAGGCGAGGTTGTGCGGGTCGGGCGGGGGGAGATACGCGGCGACCACGGCGAGTTCACGTTCCACCGTCTCGGGCTTGCCGGCGGCGTTGGCGTTCCGGGCGACCTGCACCCCGGCGGACACCCGGGCGTCGGCCTTGTCGATCTGGTCCCCGACCTTGGCGAACGAGTCGGTGGGAGGGGTGGCGTTGCCCGTGCCTTCGGGTTGCGTCGTCGGGCAGCCAGTCAACAGCAGCGTCGAAAGGATGACCAGAATCAGACGCATCGTAAAACGGTCTTTACCAGATTACGGCTTCTTGAGGGCGGCGAGGAGGGCCTTGCCCTTGTCCTCCGTGGCCTTCGCCTTCTCGGCGTTGTTGCGGTAGAAGAGGACGCCGCCCACGAAACCGAGGAGCGCGCCGATGAGGAAGGTGACGGAGATGAGGAGCATGATGTGGTCGAGGAAGGTCAAACGATGGTCAGGCCGAGGGCCGCGTATTTGGCGACGAGTTCCTCGCGGGTCGCGGCGAAGTCCACGGCGACGAAGAAGGTGTAGCGGTCGCCGCCCTTCACGAGGAAGATGAACGCCTTCCTACCGACGACGTAGCCGACGAAGCGGTCGGAGGGATAGATGCCGGTGGTGATCATCAGAAGGAGAAAGCGGAGTTCGTGCCGTTGACCTGGACGTAGTACGGGCCGGAGCCAGCGGTGCCGGATAGGGAGTACATCGAGCCCGCGAAGCCGGTGCAGTTGTAGTAGGTCGATGAGCCGTCCACGATGCCCCAGTTGGTCCCGAGGTTCGTGATGAACTGCGGCACGTTGCCGAAGGGCAGATAGCCAAAGGCATCGGGGCCCTGCGTATAGATAATCGATGCGATGGCGTTCGCCATCATGAAGTCGGCCGACGGGTTCGGGACGCTGGTGATGTAGCCCTGCGAAGAGACCCAAGATTCCGTAGCGTAGCCGGCGAGGGCGGACGAGTCGATGTAGTTGGCCGGGTTGCTGACCGAGTAATACAGCCCGTCGGCTGCGGTCTGGTCGAGGTAGCCCGAGGGGTTGCTCGCGTCGTACTTGGCGTCGAGGGCATTCTGGAGGTCGGTCTGGTTGGACAGGGTGCCCGTGATGGAACCCCAGGATGCACCGCCACCACCACCGCCAACCGTGGCCCAGACGAGGTTCGTGCCGTCGAAGGTCAGCGCCTGCCCGGTCGTCGGGGCCGTGGCGTCGAGCGTGGAGGTCGCCGCGTTGGACAGCGACGAGACGGAGAGTTTGACGGAAAGGAGGTCGTCGACCTTCCCGGCCGAGTAGAGGTTTAGGGGCATGGCGTTAAGTGGTGATGGTCACCTGTTCCCAGGCGCCGTTGCGTTGCAAGTAGTAGTTGCCGTCGTTGGGGGCGAGCACCGCATAGGTCGAGGCAGCCGACGAGGTGGTCAGGTAGGCCGACATCCCCGAGAGGGTCTGGTAGGTCGAGGCGGCGGAAGAGGTGGTCAGGTAGGAGGACATCCCCGCCTGCGTCTGATAGGTGGACGCCGCCGATGAGGTCGTGAGGTAGGACGACATCCCGCTGATCGTCTGGTAGGTCGACGCGGCGGTGGAGGTCGTGAGGTATCCCGATAGCGCCGAGGACGTGATGTAGCCCGAGGGGTTAGTCAGCGGGTAGTAGGTCGAGGCCGCCGTCGAGGACAGGAGGTAGCCGGAGAGGGCTCCCGATTGGAGATAGCCCTGGGCGTCGACCCATGCCTGAGTCGCAAGGCCGAGCGTGGCGACAGACTTGTTCTTCCAGAGGGAGGTGGCGGACTCGTAGACCAGCAGATCGCCGTTGGCGACCGAGGCGATGGCTACGTTATGGAGCTCTTCCAGCTCTGCCCCATTCTGTATGCGGACGAGGATGGTGCCTTGGTTTGCGTGGACTCGCTCGACGACCGCCACGTAGACCATGTGCTGCGGCGCCGATGGCTTGGTCGTCGTGAAGGCGCCGGCCGTGGTCGGGGAAAGGTAGAGTTGTTGGCCTTCCGTATAGGCCGAGGTGTCGAGGTTCTCGACCAGCCCGAGGACGCAGGCATAACCGTTCTGGTTGTTCGGGATGTCCGTGATGATGACCCCGAAGGTCTGGGCGGACGTGGCGTCGCCCGTGGCGATGGCTTTGGTCACCGTGACCTTGTTGCCGGCCCCGCCGTTGATGTAGACGACGGTCCCCTTGGCGAGCGTGGCCCCCGTCTCGTTGCGGACCTGTGCCCGGACCTGCGTCGTCGAGCCCGAGGGGAAACCGAAGTCGAGGACCGCGGCGAGGTTCGTCCCGCTGTTCACCACCGTCGGGGTGGCGTCGGGGGCGAGGGCCGTCACCGTGCCGACCGTCACCGTGGCCGCGGGACCGGGGGTGCCGAGTTCGATGGAGAGGGCCGCAGGGGCCGTGGCGAGCACCGCGACCGAGAGCGTCCCCGTGGTCTCGGCGATGGTCACCGAGAGTGTCCCGAGGACTTGCGACGAGATGGAGATGCTCACGGCTTACTCGGTGACTTGGTCAATGATGTTGAGGCGCATCGTCTCCGAGTAGAAGACGGTGGTGCCGTAGACGAACTTGATGTCCCAGCGGGCGTTGCCGATGGTCCAATCGGACGTGTCGGCGACGGAGGCCACGAAGGACAGGCCGTTTCCGGCCATCGTGATCGTCGTGTGGTAGGTGTTCCCGCCCGAGTCGATGATGTCCGAGGTGACCGTGGTCGTCAGAAGGTTGGCCGGGCCACCCGTCTGGGGGGTATAGGTCACGGTGCCCGCGAAGGTCGTGCCGCGCTTGAATGTGACGGAGGTGCTCATCGGCTTACCCTTGGAGGGGGGTCAAATCAGACCAGAATCTCGGACGTTCGGTTGGACCCGCCGTCGTTGAAGTGCTTCTCGTAGCCCGTCCACGTCCCCGACCAGTCGGCGTTCTCGGCGCTGTTCAGGGGCCAAGAGGCGTCGGGGGCAGGGTCGTCCGAATAGTAGGTCGTCTCGCCGTAGAGGTGGACGTTGTTGGGGAGGTACAGCGTCCCGATGAGGTGCTGGGTCACGACCCACCCCGTCGAGTCGTACCAGTTGAGCGAGGCAATCTTCAGCCGCTGGCAGTTGTACCGCTGGACCACGTTGCGTTGGGTCGAGATGAGGGAACCATAGACCACCGACCCGCCGGCTTGCGTGACCTCGACGGCCTCGAGTTCGCGGATGATGTGGTATTCACGGAGGTCGCCGTGCTGCCCGGTCGTATTCCAGGGCTTCGACTTGGTCTCCGCGTCGGACCCGTCGGCCATCACCGCGAGGAACGGCATGACGACCTGACCGACCTCGGACGTGTTGTCCACGTTGCGGATGAGGTAGACGCCCCAGGAGTCCGACCCTTCCGCCGCCAAGTTCGCGATCTCGACGAAGCCGTCGTCGGAACAATAGGGGGAAGAAGGGAATGAGCCGACGGTATGCGACGAGGTCGGATAGACGGCGAAGCGCTGCACGTCGTATTCCGTCGTCATGGTAGTCGGCGCCGAGGTCAGCACCTGGGCGATAACGCGGCCTTTCGCCACCTTCACGTTGTTGCCCTGCATCTCGACCTTGAACTGCTCGGGACCATAGGGGACCTGCGGAGGGAAGAGGATTTCCAGCGCATCCCCCATCGGGGACTGCAGCACGTTGTAGCCGACGCCGGGTTGGAGGTCGCCCATGGATTAGGTGATGTCCGCGCCCGCAAGGGGATAGGGGGCTTCCGGCCAACCTTCGTTGTTCAGGCGGACCGTATAGGAGCACTTGTAGATCACACCGTACTCCTCGAAGTTCACGCCCGCGAGGAGCAGCTTGGCGCCGTACTTGCCTTCGAAGCCAGGCGATGCCGACGTGCCGATGTAGGCGGGGATGATGGTCGGAAGCTTGCCGTTCCAGTTGGCGTCCAAGGAAGAGCGACCGACGCAGTTCCAGAACCGCTTAACGGTCGTCGCGGAGTCGACGTAGATGATGCCCGAGAAGGAGGTCGTGCCTGCGAGGTAGTTGTTTTTACCGAAGAAGTTCGGATACGCAGGGTCCTTGAAACCGATGAAGGTCGTCCCCTTGGCGTCGTCGAAGTGGGCGCCGTTCAGGCCGGCGAACTTGCTAGCGACGACGGTGGACGCAGGGTAGTTCGGGGCGGAGTAGGTGCCCGTGCCGTAGCCGGCGATGGCCGTGCCAGGGGAGCCGGGTGATGCGACCCCGAGTTGCTGGCGGAAGAAGTTCGGATGCGTCTCGATCTTCTCGGCCTGCAAACTGACCGCCCCACTCATGTTCGCGATCGTGGCCGAGTCGCCGTTCTTGATGCCACAGTATTCGACCTTATACTGGATGCGGCTGGTCGTGGAATAGTCCGCCGTGACCTTGAAGGCCTTCAGGTTCGAGTCGATTGGGTGCGTGTCGCCCTTGGCCGGGGGCGTGGCCGTAGAGTCGCCCCACCAGACCACCGTCGAGGTGAGGAGGTTGTATCCGTCGTTCTGGATGGTGACGCCCTTCTGGTAGACGAGCGTGGTTAGGGCGTTGCCCTTCTTGATTACGGACATGGGAGATTAGCGGGATGGGCGAGGACCGCGCGCGCGTTCGTTCGCCTTGGTGAAGTCGATGTCGATGGTGCCCTTGACGAGATCGCGGAGGGACGTATCCATCGAGGTAAGGATATCCTTTTGTTCAAGCAATACGGCCACCTGAGGCGATGCGCCTACGCCGATGACGCCGGAACCGAGGGATGCGTTAGCTTCAGCGTTGGCCTTGGCTTGGCTATTTATTAGAGCTTGGGCATCAGGAGCTGGTAGGTTTGCGGGGGGGACAGCCGGCTGTGCTTGTTCGGTGTTAAGTCCCTTGAATAGCAAACCACCAAGAGGCCCAGCTGACAGACCTTTTGTAAAGTTAAACCAATCGATTCCCGTGGCCATGATTTGGGCTCCGAGTCCTTTGATTTTACCGTAGAATGTATCTACCTTGTCGTTTGCTTCATCGATGGATTTGAGCGCTTTGTCGCTAACGATAGGGGCATCGCCAAAGAGCTTCAGCAGGGCTTCGCGTCCTTCCTCGAGCATCGGGATTAGGTTCTGGCCTACCTTATCTCCAAGCAGGATGGTGGCGATGGCGACCTTATCCGCGTCCGATTGGGCCGACTCCATGGCCTTCGCAAGCTGCAGGAAGACGTCGGTGGCCTTGATAGTACCGCTGGCAATCTGCTCGGGCGAAAACCCCAAAGCGGTTAGGGCACGGGCTTTTTGTCCTTCTGGGTTTTTCTTGGCCTCGGAGATTGCCGAGTTCAGTTCGCGCACCGACTTGGTAACGTCCTTGATGTCAGCCCCGCTTTGCTTGGCGGCATGGGCAAGCATTTGGAACTGATCTGCTCCAAGCCCGGATTTGGCTACTTGGTCGGCGATGTGTCCGAACTCCTTGAACGTATCGATTGCAAACCCTGTAATCTTATCGAACAGGGCCATGGCCCCGAACATCCCGGTAAAACGCTTAGCGAGGTCGTTGGCGAAGTTCTCAGAGGCCTTCGCGGCCCGGTTCAGCACCACGTCCGCGTTGCTCTTCGCCACCAGTTCCATCTCGAGTTTGCGGGCCATTGGGTTCGTTCCTTACCCTTGCCGATTGGTCAAGGAGTTCCCGCTGAAGGTCCTCCTCCTCGGTGGTCATAAGCTGGATCTCGTTCCCGCCCTGCCCGATGCTGTTGAAACCCGTCGACATCCAGACCGCCTGGGCCTCCGGCATCTCCCAAGCCCGCTGCTCCGGGATGCCGTGCTTCATGAGGTTGCAGACCACTTGCAGGACCCAAGGCACCGTATTGACCGAGCCGCTGTCACGACCCTGCTTTTCCCAGAACTTGGGCCAGTTGGGGAGATGCGTGAAGGCGATGAACTTGGCAAGTTCCTGCTCAATGTAGCCGTCCTTATGGCGCATCCAAAGGACCTCCCATTGGTCCCGCCAAGTGACGCGGTCCAGAGGTTCCTCGGCGCATACCTTGACGGCCAGCAGGAGGTCGGCCGCGGTGATCTGCTTACCCTCAAGGACGAGGGGCGACTCAAGGGCCAACAGGTGAAGGCGGTGCTTGAGGCAAAACGGATAAACGAAACGTCCCAGGATGCGCACCCGGGACGGTTCAGTAAAGGCCTTGATGAAACGTTTATCCAAGCCCGATTAGGCGTAGGACGCGATGGACTCCCATTGCTTGGCCTTGATGGAGACCTTGACGAACTCCTTGTTGCCGCCCTTTTCCTCGACGGACTCAATGACGCCCGTGAAGGACGAGGTGGCGCCGACATCGGTCGAGACCGCGAAGGTGATCGCGGCGCCGAGTTCCGGCATATCCGAGGTCTTGGCGATGCCGTCGACCGTAAGTTCGCGCATCACGCCGTCGTAACGGGCGGTGACGGTCTTGCCCGTCTCGTCCTGGACGGTGTCGTTCAGCTCGTAGTTCTTCGTCAGCGTGTAGGACTGGACGTAGAGGTTGGTCACCGTGCCGGCGACGCCATAGAGACAAGTAACACCTTTGAGGACAGCAGCCATGGTTGGTTCTTAACCTTGGTGGGTCGGTCAACCCTTACGCAGGCAGGACGCAGAGCACCCCATACGATAGGGTCGTGTGCCAGATGCGGGACTCGTGGTCGTCGTTTTCAGCGCTCGGCGTGATGTCGTAAAGGTGGGCATCGCCACCGGCGGTAAAGACTGCACCGAGGTCGGTCACGCTGTCCATGTAGCCGGCCACGGCGGCGACGCGGGCACGGTGGGCGGTGAGGGTCGTATCGTCGGCCGAGGACAGGACGTGGACCTCGACCTGGGCGAGGAAGTTGCCGAGGCCCTCGGGGAGGTCGGGCGGTGGCTGGGCGGACGGGCAGTAGCAGATGACGCGGGGGAGCGTCATGGCGTCGGACGAGTCGCCCGTGCTGATCTGGCAGCCGGAGAGTTCGGTCTTGCCCGTGAGGTACGAGGAGACGGCGGTCTCGACGATATGGCGGATGGATTTGGTGCCCATTAGTTTTGTGCGTTAAATGCTCGGATGTATTTGCCCAGGCGTCGCATGACTTCCTTGTCGAGCTTGTTGGCCCGGACGGAGAGGACGTAACCCATCGTGCTGGCCTGCGTCGCCACGCCGTCGTTGTCGCCGACGCGGTTCCCGATGGTAAGGTTGAAGTTCCCGTTGCCCTCGTTGCCGGAGAAGTTCGCGTATCCGCGTGGGCCGAGGTTCCGCATGATCCACTTCGGGACCTTTGACGTGGAGGCGAACTGCACGTCGGGGCCGTAGTCCTTGGGCTTCGGAAGGGCGAGGAGCGTGTTGGCCCAGCCGGCCTTGAGGTAGCCGACCTTGCGCTGCTTTTCCTTCACGAAAGATGCAAGGCGGGCGGCGTCGACGAGGTATTTGGTCTGCGTCAACGCGGCCTTCTTGCGGATGTCCCGGCCGTGGGCGGCGGAGAGAAGCTGACGGTGGACGCTGCGGGGGTCGGAGATGGGCTGGGGAAGGTTGGCGGTCTGTTGCGTGGCCGACCCGCCGAAGCGGTTCTTGAACGCCTGGAAGTCGGATAGGTGGCCCGTGTTGTTCGACTGCACGATCGCAAGGAGGATGCCTCGAGGGGAGAAGCCGCGGCGGTGGTATTCCGTCTCGGCGTATTGCTTCTTGAGGACGTTCTTCCAGCGGGTAAAGGCCCCGACGTCGTTTCGGAGGACGGCGTCCCCCATCATCTTGAAGGCCGAGGCAGGGTCGTCCTTGGAGACGAAGACGCTATGGATGTCCGCGGCCACGGCGTTCTCGCCCGCCTTCTTGGCCTGCCCGGTCAGTCCCTTGCCGCCGCCCTTGGGCATCGGGGGGCTGTAGCGCATGAACTCGTAGCAGCAATAGCCGGCCTCGCGGATGAAGGAGTCCCGCATCGTGATACCCGTCGCCATCCTGAACTCGTTCAGGGCGTATTGAAAGCGGTTGAAGGACGCCTTGTTCGGGACGATGCGGACCTCCGTCGACATTACTGGACGTCCGTGTGGACCGTGAGGATGATCCAAGCCGACCCTGGCTTATACTGGGATGCCACGATGCGTAGGCCTAGATTGGCCGCTGTGACCTTTTTGCCGATGGTGAGGGGGGTGATGGCTACCCCACCCGACAAAGAGCCCGTAGAGCCGCCAACGAGGCCGTCCGCGGTCGTCCAAGAGTCGGTCGTGGCGACCACCTTGAGGTTGAAGGCCGTGGTCTGGAGGAAACCGCCCGCCTCGAGGGTTTGCTGGACCATGGCGTCCGATGCCATCACGAGGAAGGTCTGCCCGGTGGCGCACGTCATGGGGATACCGAACTCGTTGATCATCTCCTTGGCGTCGGCGAGGAAGGTGGGATAAAGGTCGGCCATGGTCGTCTAACCTTGGAAGGGGGTAAAAACAAAAGACCCCCAAGGTTGCCCAAGGGGGTCTCGTCGTGCGCCTAAGGCGCCACCGTTTAGGCGGTGGTCAGGCGGCGGAGGGAGGTCGCGCGGCCGACGGCGGCACCGAAGAGCAGCGTGGCGGTCACGTTGAGGTAGCCCGACTGCTCCTGGATGACCATGACCTGGACCGAGAGGCCCGTCGCCGGGTCGGTGGCCTGGGACACTTCAGCACCCGGGATTTCGTTGAACGGGAGGGCCGTGGCGACAGCGATCGCGTCGGCGCCGCAGATGAAGCCCGCGAGGGACTCAGCGTTGGCCGAGAGGTTGCTGAACTGGTAGACCTGAGCGCCGGCGATGGAGCCGAGGGAGCCCGTCGAGATGACGTTGGCGCCGAGCTGGAAGGCCGCGATGATGGACGAGTCCGAGCGGAGGTCGGAGAGATAGCCGTTGCCGAGGACGAGCGCGCGCTTGTCGGGGGCCTTGGCGTCGTCGAGGGTCTTCTGGGCGGCGACCACTTCGGCGTAGGAGAGGTTCGCGCCGGTGTTCGTGGACGAGCTGTAGTTGGCGGCGGTGATGAGGGAGTTGATTTCCGTCATGCACTTCTGGGACAGGGCGATGGCGGCGGTCTCCACGAAGTTGTTCGCGAAGAAGTTCATGCCGTACTCGCGGACGTCCAGCGGGCTGAAGCGGCTGGAAACCTTGAAGTGCTTCAGGGTGACGGAGGTCGAGGTGACCGTCGCGTCGTCCTGCGTGGTGTAGCCGCCGGCGCCGAACTCGGTGGCGGTGGAGGTGCCGATCAGCGGGACCTGGATGGTCTTGCCGGCGCCCTGGATGGACGAGGTGAAGACGGACGAGAAGCCGTTGAGGACGGGCAGCTTGTTCGCGAGGGCGGAGATGACGCCCTGAGCGAGGACGCTAGGGGCAGCAGCAATGGAGTTAGCCATGGTAGTTAGTTAGGGAGATTAGGGAGGTGAAAAGTTTAGACCTTGATGGACGCGTAGATGGCCTGCGCGTTGGCCTTGAAGAACTCGTTCTTGGCCTTCGGGTCGGTGATGGCCTCGAACTCGGCGAGCACGTCGCGCTTGGCGGTGGCGTTGTCCGAGCCGGGGATGATGGCCGTGGGCTCGACGCCGACGGAGGCCGCGATCTTGGCGGCTTCCTTGGAGGCGCTGACCTTGCCGGCTTCGAGCTCGGCGACCTTGGCCTTGAGGGCTTCGGTTTCCTTGGCGGCGGCTTCGAGGGCGATGGCGAGCTCGTTGACCTTGGCTTCCTTCGCGGAGGCGTCGGCCTTGGCGGCGGCGAGTTCGTCGGCGGAACCGACGGTGAGCTTCTCGACGGTGGCGCGGAGGTCGTCGCGTTCGGCGGTGAGGGCCTGCGCGAGCATCTCGGCGGTGTTAAGCTGTTCTTCGAGGGTCATCTTAATCTTGGGGAAACGGTCAACCGCACCCGGGCCTTCCAAGGCGTCGTCCTCCTCTTCGGAGGCGTCGGACGGCTCGGAGATATCGGCGGGGTCGAGGACTTCGACGCCCAGCGCACGGACGGACTCGCGGTTGTCTGGGTTGTTGTCGATGAAGAGGTCGACGCGCTTGCCGGCCTCCAGGAGCTTCTTGACCTCGGCGGCCTTGAACTCTGGGGCGGGCTTGTCCGTCCCGTTCATGATCAGTTCGTCGTACTGGAAGAGGATGGCGTCCAAGGCG